CCGTGACCGGCGCGATGCCCAGAACCACCGCCGCCGGGTCGCGCAGCTCCGTGAACACCTGAGTGAACTCGCGCTCCATCAGCACCTTGCCGGTGCGCGCTTCGATGGCCGCCATCGCCGCGCGCAGAAATCCGCCCAGCACCGCATCCTGCAACGTATCCTCGCCAAACCCCGTGCCCATGCGCATATGCGCGCGGAACACCGCCACCGGCAGGGCCGCATCCGGCACATTCGTTTCTGTCATCAACATCCCAAAGCCTCTCTCAAACTTGGCTACATTTCCGCCCCGCGAGGCCCCCCTCCCGGGCGCACACCCCGCCACCGCATTGCTCGATCGGAGGGGAGCAGCTAGACAATGCGGCGGGGTAGTCAGGGCGCACGCCCGGACCGGAGCAGGTTCCCCCGCTCCGGCTTCGGCCCTGCGGTCAGGCAGTGCCGAATTTCAGCAGCTTGATCGCGGCGAAATCGCTCACATCCCCGCCCACGCGCTTGGTCGCGTAAAACAGCACATGCGGCTTGGCGCTGAAGGGATCGCGCAGGATGCGCAGATCGGGACGCTCCGCAATGGTGTAGCCTGCGTTGAAATCACCAAAGGCGATGGCATAGGCATTGGCGCCCGCATCCGGCATGTCTTCGGCAATCAGCACAGGATAGCCCATCAGACGCGCAGGCTCACCCGCCGCCAGCCCGTCCGACCACACGAACCGCCCGTCCATGTCCTTGAGCTTGCGCACCAGGCCCGCCGTCTTGGAGTTCATCACAAAGCTCGCATTGGCGCGGTACTGAGCGCCCAGCGCATAGACCACCTCGACAATCGCATCCGGCGTGACCTCACCCGAAACACCCGTCGGCACATAGCCCAGATTGCCCCAGACCCAGACATCATTGTCCACCTTTGGATGCGCCAGGATCCCGCGTGGCTTGTCGATGCCATCCCCATTGATGAAGGCACCCGCCTCGGCACGGGCAAACTTGTCGGCAATGCGCCCCGCCAGCCAGCCCTCAATGTCGAACGCGCTGTCATCCAGCAGGCGCTGAGACGCCTTGGGCATCGCACTCAGCTCATGCAGCTGCACAGTGATGCGGTCGATCTGCGGCGTTGCACTCTCGCCCACAATGGACGCTTCCGTGGCCCAGCCTGCCCCCACATCCGTGTGATCCACCAACACATCATAAGACGTGGCCTCCACATTCACGACCGTGGCGATCGCGCGGATCGACGCGGTCGTGTTCAGCACGGATTTGACTGTCTCAGAGGTCTGCGGATCCACCAGATAGCCGCCATCGGAGTTCATCGCCGTGGACAGCGCCTTGCCCTCCAGATGCAGGCCACGCAGCCCGTCATCATCGCCTGAACGCACATAGGCGTTGAACGCTTTTTTATGCGGCGCCACCACATCCGTGGCCCCCGCCAAAGGAGTACGCGCAGCGTTGAGTGTCTTACGGTCCAGCATGTTCATTCGCTCTTCTGTTTGTGAAAATTTCGTCTCGATATCGGCCTGAAAGCCCTTCATCTGTGCCACAAAGCCACTCATGGCCCGCCGCACATCCTCCGCCGGGGACAGCGCCCCGTCGTGTCCGTTGGTATCGCTCATCTCGCGTTCCCCTTATGGTTGCTCGCGCGGGAGGCGATGTCGGCAGACGCCGCATCAAATACCCCCGCCATCTCGCGCAGGACGTCTCCAATGCGGATGAAATCATCCGCCTTCGCCCCCACCCGCGCACTGGGCAGCATCGGAAAGGTCACCAGCGACACCTCCCAAAGCTCCAGTTCCTGCAAGAGCCGCTGGCCCTTGGTATTCTTCGCGGCCTTCACCGTGCGGTAGCCAATCGACAGCCCGTCAATCGCGCCCGCCTCAATCAGCGCAATCGCCTCGCGCCCCATCTGCACAGAGCCCAAAATCCGCCCCTTCACAAACAGCCCGCGCGCATCCTCCCGCACCTCGTCCCAGACGCCAATCGGCTGCGCCGGATCATGCTGCCACAGCATCTTCACACTGCGCCCCGCCGCACGCAGCGCAATCAGACTCGCGCCATAAGCACCCCGCTGCACCACGTCATTGCCCTGATCCACAGCATCAAAAAAACTGGCATAGCCCTTGATCTCGACCCCGTCCGCGACGGTCGCCACCTCCTCGAACCGCATGAACTTGCGCTCCAACACAGGCAAACCGCTCCCGCCCTCCGCGCTGCGCACGAAGCCATTCCCACTCATATCCATCTGAATTCTCCTAGATTTCCCGCTCAGCCCAGTGGCGCCACATCCAGAAACGTCTGCACCGCCTTGGCCAGAATCACCGCCACGACCCCATACACCGCCAGCCAAAGCCGCTTCTCCAGCCGCTCCATCATCAGCTCGATCCGGTCCAGCCGCAGGTTCAGGTTCGCAAAATGAATGGCACTCACCTGCTCATGCGCCTGCAACCGCATCCCCGGGGCACATTGAAACCGCTCCACAGGCAAATCATTCATCAGCCGCCACCACAGGCAGCCCGAGCAGCGCGCGCTTCTCGCCCATACTCAGAAAATCCGCCCCCGCCACACGCGCCCACTGCGCATCCCGCTCGGCACTCAGCGCAGGCACCTGATCCAGATCCGGCTTCAACTCCACCACATCCCCCGAAAACCCCGAGAGCCAATGCGCCAGCGTCGCCGTCACCCGTGTCGCCAGCGGCAGCACTGTCAGCCTATAAAATGCCCGGTGCGCCTCCTGATAATTGGCATAGGTCGCATCCCCCGCGATCCCCAGCAGCATCGGCGGCACCCCGAAGGCCAGTGCAATCTCTCGCGCCGCCGCCTCCTTGGTCTTCTGGAACTCCATATCCGAGGGCGAGAACCCCATCGGCTTCCAGTCCAACCCGCCTTCCAGCAACATCGGCCGCCCCGCATTGCGCGCGCCCTGATGATGGCTCTCCATCTCGTTCACCAGCCGCTCGTACTGGTCATTGGTCATGGATCCCTGGCCATCGGCCCCCTTGTAAATAATCGCCCCCGAAGGCCGCGCCGCATTGTCCAAAAGCGCCTTGCTCCACCGCGAGGCTGAATTATGCACATCCACCGCCGTCGCCGCCGCCTGCATCGGGCTGAACCCGTAATGGTCATCCTGCGGATGGAAATTGCGCAGATGGCACACCACCGCCCCCTGCGTCGCGTCAAAGCGGTGCTTGCGCCCGCCAACGGCATATTCATACGCCACCGGCCAGCCATCCGCCCCCGGCACCACACTCATCCGGTCCGACCGCAGCACATGCAGCTCCAGCGGCACGCCCTCATCCGCGCCCACCGCCTCCACATAGGCATTGCCCGACAGCAGCAGCTGCGCATACAGCGCCTCCAGCAGCTCCGCACGCCCCTGCGCGCCATTGGGCCGCGCCATCAGCGCCAGCACCGGATGCGTCTCGAACCGCTGACAGCCATCCTGACAGACCAGTGGCAACGCCGCCGCCGCCTCCGCGATCAGCTTCACAGACCGGAAGCCCACAGGATTGCCCGCAAACCCCGTGCGGGTCAGTGACACCGTATCGCGCGGGCTCCAGGCCACCCGGCCAGAGGTCTGCACCCCCACCACACGCCCCGTCGCAGACGCCTTGGCCTCAACCACTTCCACCGCTCCGCGTTTCAGAAAATCAAACACCACCGCTTCTCCTCTTCCCCAAGTCCATCGGCTGCCCCGCTGCTTGGGCGCCTCTGAAACACAATCTCTCACCAAAGATTTAACGTCACCGCACCAGAGCGCACGCTGCCCGCGCAACACCCCGGAACGCAAAAAGGGAGGCCAAAGCCCCCCTTTCCATCCCACCCCGCACCCATCTCAGAGCGACCTCACCCCCGGCCGCCGCCAGTGTGCCGCAGGCTCGATCATCAGCTCATGCAGCGCCCAGACCAACGCATCCACCCGGTCCGGCGATCCGCCCCCCTCATAGCCGCGCCGCGTCATCCGGCACATCTGGTCCTCCAGCGCATCCATGCCCACCACATGAAACACCCGCCCCTGCTCATAGAGGGCTGCCACAGGCTCCGCCCGCGCCACCTTGCCCCGCGTCGCATGCACCCCCTTGTAGGGCACCAGCGGATCCACCTGCCGGATCACCTCGCGCACCATCTGCCCGCCCTGATTGACCTCCGCCACCAGCCGGTCCGCCCCGAACCGCCCCATCGCCGCAATCGCCGCCTTCGCCCAGCCGCTCGGCCCCATCCCCGCCACCGTACAATCGGCCAGCACAAATGCCCGCCAGTCCTGCGGCGGCCCGCTGCACTGCACCCCTGCCACCACAATCCCGCATTCATCCGAGGACGCCGCGGATGTGGTCGCAGGATCCACCGCCACCACAATCCGGTCCAGCTCAGGCACCCCCTGCACCCGCGCCGCCTCCATCATCGCAGAGGTCCACAAGGCCCCCTCCGCATCCGCCAGCAACACACCGTCAAGCTCCTGCCGCCCCAGCCGTGTGCCGCGATACCGCGCCCGCACCTCCTCCAGAAACGAAGCCGCCAGATTGGCCCGGTTCACCTCCGTCGCCGCATGGGTCACCACCGTCGAAGGCGAAGCCAACAACGCCTTCAACACCCCCACATTGCGCGGCGTTGTCGTCACACACACCTGCGGATGCACCCCCAGCCGCAGCGCAAACTGCAACATGTCCCAGGTCGCCTGGGCCTTCTTCCACTTGGCAATCTCGTCCACCCAGGCCGCATCAAACTGCGGCCCGCGCAACCCTTCGGGATCATGCGCCGAATGCACCGTTGCCACCGCCCCGTTCGGCCAGACAAGCCGCTTGCGGGTCGCCTCCCAGTCAGGCCGCCTATCCGCAGGCGAGCAGGCCAGGATCCCGCTGTCACCAAAAACCATCACCTCGCGGACCTGCTCGATGGTCTCCCCCACCAGCGCCACACGCCGGCACCGTCCCGGATCGAGTGGCCGCGATCCCTCCACCGCAGCCCGCACCCATTCCGCTCCCGCACGGCTTTTGCCCGCCCCGCGCCCGCCCATGATTACCCAGGACCGCCACGCCCCCGCAGGCGGCAACTGGTGCGGCATCGCCCAGAAATCGAACAAGTAAGGGAGAGCACGAAGCTCTCCCTCATCCAGTTCATTCAGGAAACTCTCCTGAACCGATGGAGCAGCGGAGCCGATCAAGCTTGCACCCGATATCAGCCCTTGCCTGGTCCATGTCGAGGGCGTAGCCCCCCCGCGCAATTCCGAGCTGTTTGTTTCGGCAGTCATACAAGATCAATCCCGCTTTCTGGCAACGCGCAACCGTCTCCGACAGCTGTGTAAACGTCTTCGACGTCTGGGTTGCATTTGGTTCCTCTCCGGCATCTGCCTGTTGTTTCAGGCTCTCTAACGCTTCTCTCAGCTCGGCAAGCGAGCGGTGGACAGAGGCAAACATCGCCTCCGCCTCCCCCAGCTCATCGAGCGGTGGCACCGGTTGAGTGGTCATTTTCGTCTCGGTCCTTTCGCCTGGAGTCCTCCAATCGAAAGACATGAAAAAGCGGCCCTGACGTGATGCCAGGGCCGCTCCCCAAATCTCCTAGCATGCACCCGGTGTAGCGCACCAAAGCCTAAATCCCCGTCACCTCACCGCCCGCGCAACACCCCATCGCGCTCCGACAGGTTCAAACCGTCAGTCCGAAGTCCCGCCGGTCGAAGCACCACCCGCCGCCGCAGCCCCCTGCTCCGCCTCAATCCGCCGCCACACCGCCACATTACGGTTGTGATCCTCCAGCGTGACGGCAAAGGCATGCCCGCCCGTGCCATCCGCCACAAAGAAGATATAGGGCGTCTCGTCAGGCTGCGCTGCCGCCATCAGGCTCTCACGGCCCGGATTGGCAATCGGCGTCGGTGGCAGCCCGGGGATCACATAGGTGTTCCACGGCGTCTGCGCGCGCAATTCACTGCGCCGCAATCCGCGCCCCAGCACCCCCTCGCCCCGCGTGATGCCATAAATCACCGTAGGATCGGTCTGCAGCCGCATGCCCTGGTTGATCCGGTTCACAAATACGCTCGAGACCTGCCGTCTCTCGTCCGGCACACTGGTCTCCTTCTCGATGATCGAGGCGAGAATCAGCAGATCCTCCGGGCTCTGGATCGGAAGATCCTCCGCCCGCGCCTCCCAGGCCGCCGCCAGCAGCGTCTCCTGCGCCGCCGACATCCGCGCGATCAGCGCCGCCCGGTCATCGCCCTTGCGCACCTCGTAACTGTCAGGTGCCAGCGATCCCTCAAAGGGCACCTCGCTCACCGTCCCCTCCATGATGTCGATGCCTGACAGCGCATTGACCACCTGCCAGCTGGTCACCCCTTCGGCAACCGCCACCCGAAACCGCACATCGCCAGTCTCGCGCAGGGTGCTGTAGGCGACGGGCGTTTCTTCCTCGCCCGGCGTAAATGTCGCCAGCTCCGCAAAACGGTTGGTCGCCGGATCCAGCTCGCGCACCTGCACGCTCACCCGGTTCACCCCCACGCGGTAGACGATCTCCGTACCACAGGTGCTGGCCCCGCCGCGCGTGATCACATCGACGATCTGCTGCATGGAGGCCTGCGGCTCCACCAGAAAGCTCCCCGCCTTCAACTCACCAGTCTTCTCCTCATAATCCGCCCCGATGCGGAAAATCGCGGCAGAGCTGACAGCCCCCTGCGCCGCGAGGTTCTCACTCACCCGGCGCATGTTGCTGCCACTCTCGACCTGCACACAGACCGCCTCCGACAG